GAAATTACAAGTTTTTTTGGTGCAGCTATACCTATTAAATCAAAAGTTGAAACTAATTCAAACTGTACAATATCTCTATTTTCTACAATTTTACGATCTATGAAATAAATTTCTTGTGGCATTTCAGCAGTAGGGTCAACAGAGCCTACCTTATATGGATTTACATTTGATGGAAAGTTTGCTTCATCTAAAAACCTTGCAAGAGTTCTTCTGCGTGTAATTTTTGCACCAGCAAGATCAGTAAATGGTAAAGGCGTGGCATTATTTGTAAGTTGTATTATTGCTGTGATAGTACCTAATAAGTTAGAAAAACTGATCGTTGGTCTTGGCAACTTACCTTTTCCCGAATATTTAAACCCCTCTGCCTTACAAGGCATTCTTGTGTATGTATTAGACTGCCATATAATGTCACCACTATTTTTCATATTATTACCAGCATGAAAAAGATAAACAGTAGGATTTGCTGAAACTGAATTTACATTGAATGAAACAGTATTACTGCCTGAAATAGTTTGTGAAACTATAGCAGTCACCGTAAAAGAATTTGTAGCAACAGTTTGAATTGTATAAATCCCATCAGCAGCACCGCCAGTATGAAAATCTAAAGTTAAAATCGTGCCGACTGTTAAACCATGAGAATTAAGTGTAATTGTTATTGTGGTTCCGCTTTGTGTATAAGTGCAATTTGTTTTTGCAACTTTTGTATAATGAACATCAGCTTTTAATTCCACAGAAAATAATTCAATAATTGATTTATTTGTAAGCTGTTGAAGTTCTGTTGTAGGGTTGCCCATTTATGGTTCAAAGACCTCCCTAAAAGTAGTATTTATTATTGCTCTATTGTTATAAGGGATTGATTTTGTCCAAGAATCACATACATACTGTCCAGCACCAGAAAGAGTTATTGATACATTACCGCTATTAGTAGCACTTGCAGCAGCAGTAACAGTGAAACTATTAGCATCAGCAGAAGAAGCTACCGCAAACGTACCATCAGTTGCACTTCCAGATGTGTAGTCAATAGTTAAAATATCACCGATTGCAACTCCATGAGATGTTATTGCAATAGTAACAGTTGTCCCGCTTTGCGAATATGTACCTGTTTTTGTAAAACCCTCTGCTGGTGGTGTAAATGTAAAGCTTGCCTGATCGTTTACTCTACTTCGTAAAAACGCTTCAATGACATCTGATTCAGTCTCAGATACGTTAAAAGTCAGATCATATACTTTGGGGTCTTGAGATAATGGAAGCCCTAATAAAGCCCTAAACTCATAACCATCTCCAAGCTGCGAAACCTTAATTTTAGGTTTACTTGTTTTTCTCATCCCATAAACAGGAGTTATCGAAGGAAATGTAGCCATTATCTATTAAGTAAACCTCCAGACCTTGATTCTTCTACCAGTGTAGCTTGAACTATACCACCGATAAGCTGTCCAAGTTGATCTGCTTCAGAACCATTGCCTTGAACAGAAGTACCAGAAGCATCAACATTTACAGTAATCATATTATTAGTTGTACTTCCTCCACCTATATCTGTGCTTGGTAATATCGTTCCCGATGTTCGAGGAACAAAAAGTTCTGGTTGACGCTCACCAACGATGTATGGTTTACCAGCTTTAACAGGCCCACCATTAGCTTTGAAAAGTCCTCCAAGAATACCACCAAGAAAACCTCCTAAACCTTTTTTCTCTTTACCGCTTGCACCCTTACTAAATGCCTCTCCAAAACCATCAATAAGTTTATCTATTTGTGCATCAATGATCTTATCTCTTATTCTATTTAATACATTTGTCATTGCCTGTCCAAAAGATTGTGCGCCTGTAATTGCATCTCTTAAATTATCTTTTATACTGCTTTCTATTGCTTCACCAATATCTGCAAATTTTTGTTTAAGTTCTTCTGCCTTCTTTTTTTCCTCCTCCATTAAATCAACACTTTCTTTTAATTTTTCATTTTTCTTTAAAAGATTAATTAATTGTTCAGCATCCTCAGGTTTAAATTGTTTTTTAATATCAAGAATTTTTTGTTCAAGTGATATTTGTTCGTCTGTTTTTCCACTAAGTTTTTGTTCTAATCCATTTTGTTCCTTTAAAAATCTAATTGTCATATCATTAAATTTTTTCATATCTGCTTCTATCTTTGTACGTTTTTTTTCACCTTCTAATATTTTTTTTCTTGTTTCTAATTCTTTTATGTCCTCATTGAGCCTTTTTTTAGTTGCTGGTCTTATTCTTGCCTTATTTAATTCTCTTTGTTTTTTTGTTATTTCTTCAATTATGTCTGCGGCTTCACCACCCTTATCTTCAATAATTCCTAATTGTTTGTTAAATTCTTTTGTAGCTTCCGCAGCTTCACTTGCTGCTTTTCTATTATCTAAAAATTTAGCTGCTAAAGTTCCTAAAAGTATGACCGCTACACCAATACCAGTTTTTGCAAGTGCTATTTTAAAAGCATTAGCGGCAACTGTTGCAGTTGCAAATCCAGCAGAAGTTGCGGCTAGTGTTGCTTTTATACCAATTAAAGAACCTGTGTATATTTTTTGAGCTACGACTAACGCTGCAAAACCACCTTTAATTGCTAATAATTGTGCAGATAAAATTGGTATAACAACAGTAAGACCTTTAATAGCAACAGCAGTTGCTGTGAATACAAGAGTGATTTGACCAGCACCCGAATTTATAAATTCAGTAATTGCCCTTGTTGCATCAGAAAGTCCTCTAATTACAGGTAAAATAGCTGGAGCTAAAACATCACCAAAAGCCCTCGATAAATTTTCAGCCTCATTACTTAGATTCTTGAAAACTTGTGTTGGATCATTTTTCAGAAGTGCTGCTAAAGATGCACCACCCTCAGTCTCAATTTTTTTCAAAGCTCGTATAACAACAGCACTGGTTATCTTTCCTTCACTACTAAATTTTTTAAGTTCTCCTACAGTGGTTCCAAGTTCATCTGCAACAGGCTTTAAAATTGTCGGTATTTGTTCTGATATACTTCTAAATTCATCGCCTTGTAAGCGCCCAGAACCAAGAGCTTGCGCTAATTGTCTAAAGGCGTTTGATGATTCAATTGCTGAAGCTCCAGCTAGTTTTGCTGCTGTATTAAATCCGAAAAATGTTGTTTTTATATCTTCAACAGAAACACCTAAAGGTTGTAATCTAGCTGTTATATCAGTAATTCCTTCAAGAGCCTCAGTCGCACTCAAACCAAAACTTTTTTGTGCTTGTGCTGCTAATTCTTGTGACCTCGCAAACGTACCAGAGGCTTTTGTTAGTAAACCTAATCTTACATTTAGTTTTTCAAAATTTGCTGAAGTACTTATTGCCTGTCTTGCTAAAACTGTTAAACCTACACCAGCAATGACTCTTTGAAGTCCACCAAATGATTTCTGAAGAGTATTTGTTTTATTTTGTACTCCCTGTAATGCTCTAGTCGCATTAGTGGCATCAACAGTAAGTTTTACATTAGCCTGTGCCACAAATAAAAAAAGCCTTTCTTATATATTACCTTGAATTGTGTTTTTGTCGTTGCAAAGCTCTTTTTTCTTCTTCATGTTTTATTTCATAATATGCAGCCCAATATATCAACTCTTCCTCAGAAATAGAAGTTCTTAATTCATTAATTGTTTTACCGAGTTCTGTTGCTAGGAATAACTCAAATCTAAACCAGCTATCCCCTTTTATTCTTTTTTTGCTAAATCTACGTCAAGTTTTATGTCAAACAAAAATAGTTCTATTTCATTTAACACATTCTCTGGCAATTCTCTTTGTAAGTTTGGTGCATCTGCAAGGGCAAAAGCTTTTGTGCCATCTTCTAGCTCTGCCATTTGGCAAAGAAGTTGTGTTGATACAGTGAGAGCCTCGTCAGTTCCAGCAACACTTTGCGCTCTTTGTCTATCAAATCTTGTTAATGGCTTAAAATATAAATCAACTACCTTTTCACCTTTGGAGTTTTTAAATTCATACTTTCTCCTAGTGGACATCTGATCCCCATAAGACTCAGTAATGAGATCAATAGTTCTTTTGTTTGGCATAAATTAAGTGCGAAGTATTTTTAATTTACTATATATCTGAAGTTATTGCACCTGTTGTCTGAAATGTAATGTTGATAAGCTGTATCTCACCAAGAGTTGCTCCGTATTCAGCCTC